GCCCATTGGCGTTAATATTTCATTTAGTCCAGTTTCAGGGTTAAATACGCTTTTTTTGTTTTTCTCAATTGCAGGATCAAGACCTGCGTCAAAGAAATTTTGCGCATCGTAATACTTACTAACCTCAAAATCCGTGTTATCGCTTAATAAGTCTGCCATTAGAATAACCCTGAGTTTCCGTATGTGCCTTTAATTTGAGCGCTCATAACTGCGCGTGCAGTTCTTTTTAAATTTTGTTGAGCTTCTGAAAGGCTGTCGTACCATCTGTCAATTGATCCTATTGGATCAGCCGCATCAATTGTGAAGCCATGATCATCTCCATAACGCTTAATTTGATCCAAATACTCAATCCTTAGCGCTTCGGTGTAAATTGATTGGAACTCTTTGACTTTTTCTAGCGCAAACTCTCTTAACTCTGATCGCGTCATCGGGTTGCCCGCAGACTGCCGCTCACTATATTCTAAAAGCAACTCAGCATCAGCAGCCTCAAACGCTGTTTTTGATGCTCTTGCTAGTTTTGGATTATCTTGGGCAGCATCAAGCTCATTGTATTTAAAGCTTCTTTTGATAATCTTAGAGGCTTCGTTAAGAGCTTCGTCACCCTCGTTAAAGATTTTCAGCGTCAGCTCACGGTTTTGAGCTGCCGTAATACTAGATGAATTTGCATTCAATTCAGTAACTGTCAGCTCACCAGCCTCTGCCAAACCGACAAGCTTGCTGTAAACGGTTTCGCTTCCCTTGCCTGCCGGGGCAAATTTAATTTCACCCGCAATGTCAAGCTCTGACCGCAAAGCTTCCTGCTGTGTCTTGTCCATCCAGAACTGACCGTTCAATGCGTCTTCAATAAAGTTTTTAGCCTCAAGCCCAGAAACAGATTGACCGCCATAAGTTTCTGTAAATGTCGCAAAGTCAGATGGCGAAAGTATTTTCTGCATTGTTGATGATGGCACCAGCTCACCAATATTAACAGACAGCGCAAAGTTGTACGCTTTCGTGTTGCGCTGGTTTTGCGTTTCAATGACTTCATCGTCAATCTTTTCTTGCACGTTAAAGAACGCAGCCGCGCTTTTTAGCGTATCGCCAAGAATAGCTGTGGCTTCATCTGGCGGCAAAGTTTGCAGCATGTTCAAAACGTGATTAGGAATTTCGCCGCTAATGTTCATGTCTGCCGCTGCAATCTCACCAGCTCGGACTTTATCCAATTGATCGTAAACATCCAGCAACTGCATGGCACGGTCAAGATCGCGGCCCGCGTAAGCAGGCACAACATTCTTGGCAGCCTTCAGCAAAACCCGCTCACTCACGTTGCCCATGATGTTAGGATTAACACCACCAGTTGCCACAGCCTGATCGTGAATGCTTTGCAGCCCAGCTTGAGACAGGATCAAATCATCAGACGTATAATCAAGATAAGGATCGGATAGCGTATTGACCTGCTGATCTTCTAACGCTTTCAACGCAGCCTGCCTGCGCTTCTCAATCTTAATATCAACAACTTCTTTCAAGCGGAACTTGATTGGTATTTCCATCTGACGGAAGCTGTTTTCAAAATCCGCTAGCGCATATTTGTTCTTGCCAACCTTGGCACGCATCTCTTCATAAACGCCTTTAACGCCTTGGTCATACTTCATCTCGCCGTCAAAGATGTTGCCGATGTCGTTGCTGCTTTCCAGTGTGCGTGACAATTCGTTCAAAGCTTCTTTGGCAGAAAAGATCGCTTCGTTCTTCTGCGTTTCAACCAGCATCTTGTAACGCATGTTGCTGTACTCAGCAGCCTGCTTCGCAACCTCAGTTACAACGCCGCCCTTTGCCAACGCTGCCTGCACAAATGGAGTAGCATTCTTCCTAGCCGTAATACGCGCCCCGGGAGCTTCTGATGTTGGGCGCATCTGTGATCTGTATATTGGTATTCTCATTAGCTAAACATCCCACTAGAGTAGCCAAACCGAGCTGCCGAACCAAAGCTCTGGATCAAGCTTGTTGTGCCTTGCGCCCTCAACCCAGCAGCCTGCGCACCACCTTCCATGCGTGACAGCTCTGCACTCAGACGCGCATTCTCTTGCGCATCGTTGATCTGCATGTTGGTGACAGCATTGTTAAAATCAGCAATGGCTTGATCATACTCAAACTCACGCGCATTCTGACGCATGACGCGCATTGGCGTACCATGAGACACATCAATGCCCGCCGCGCTATACTGAGCAACGACAGATCCTTGGCTTTCTGCAAATCTAAAGCGGTCAACCCGCTCCTGCAAAACTGCATTGCGGTTGATGATTTCACGCTGCTTCTCTAACAGGTCAACATCACGCTCAATTAGCTTGGCGTTAAACTCGCCAACTTCGCGTGCTGCTTCAGCGGCCCGATTAGAAGCCCGCTTCTCGCTCATCCCACCGAGGATTGTTGACCCTATTGTTAAAATTTCAAACAGTGCCATTTAATCACCTCACAAATCAAACGTGTTCATGCGTGGATACAACGCCAGAACAGTCATTGGTAGTGGCTGTGATTGCCGCACATAGATGCGATCACCGTCAGTGAAACCGCCCGCAAACTCGATTTCTTTGTCTCCTGTGAATAATGGCACAGCTTCGTCCATATTCATAGAGCTGTCACGGAAAAAGATGCGGTCAGCGTTTCCGCTGTCTGTACCGACCTCTGCACCGACAGTCTCATGGAAGCGCACAGTAATATCGTGAATGCGCTTGGGCTTGCCCTGAGATGTGCCGTCAGATGACCCGCCCTCTAAGCGCAGCGTTTGCATTTCGCTTGTGTAGCCAAAACCTACAGCTCCGCTTGTTGCGCTAAAGTCCAGCCCTATCCCGCCGCCAGAAACAACTTTGTCGGCATGCGTTGCACCATTTGCAAGCACTGACATTGTTTCGCCTTCTAGGTGATACAGCCCAGACAGAGTTGTTGTCGCTGACCCTGCGTAAACCAAACCGCTGTCAACAAAGAACGCAGCAGTTGTATCGCCGCCAAAGTCAAATGCCTTCATCACTTCAACATAACGCTTTGTAGTACCATTAATGGTACGCTTCACAATCATATAAAGCTCGTCTTCGCCGCTGTCTGTCGGCAACGTAATAATACTATCCACAACTGCATTGCCGCCATTGAACGAACCGCCAATGATATGCTTGTGCCACGCAACCACTTCTTCTTCTCGGCGATACGTCAAGCCAAGCAGGGTGCCGTCAGATCGACGCGCCCAGATAATACTTTCTGGCTCTTGCTGATAAGCAAACTCTTGAATGCCGCCCTCAGTCAAATGCTCTGCAAGTATCGTGATGTCAGGCGCAGCGTAGCCTGCCACATCAACTTCACCGATATAACGAAACTCTCGCACCTTACGCGCACCGCGCTGGGCAAACAAAGTAACGTCAGCAACCTGCACAACCTCGCTGTCAATGCAGCCATAGTTGGAGTACTTGCGGATCACAGTCTGAGATGGCGTGACCGGGCCACCGTTTGTTGTGGTCAGAACATACTCACCGCCAGATGTGCCAATATTCAAAATCCGCGTTGCAGACAAATAACGGATTGCGTTCACTTTGTTTGACGCAATCGTATAGATTAGCGCCTCGTTGTCTGATGTGCCTGTGTGAAAGTTTAAATAGTCAGCACTTACAGAAAACCACAATGTCTGCGGGTTGTTGTTAGATGCAGCAAAAACCAAACGCTGTTCAAAGAAAGTAACGACACTAGGATAATTATCTGTCCCAACAAGTGAAGGCGTATTGTTTTCGTTTATTATCGGCGTGTCAAATGTCCAAGCATTGTGATCTGTACGAGACAGCGTGCGGATCGCGTGACTTGGATGCACAAGGTACATAACATCAGCCGACTGAGCAAATCGTACATCATTTACCTGATCTGATGTATATGGCGTGGCGACCTCGTATATACGGTCAACGCTAATGCCTGTGCCGCCATAAGCGGTAAAGTTTGTTGTGTCGATGTCATTGCCGAACAAGTCGGTCAGCGTAAACGTGCTGCTTGTAGAGTTTGCAACAAGGTAGTTGCGGGCAGCCAGCTCTGTCATGTCGCCGCTGTCGTTGTACAGATAAACCTCATCGCCATTGCTTAGGCCGTGGCTAGCTGCGGTGAACACCCCAGGGTTTGCCTGCGTGACAGCCGTAACTGTCTTCTCGCTGTCTTCCAAAACCTGCAACCCATTGCGAAAGACGCGCATATACTGATCGCCAAATTCAAGCGCATATGTGTCTGCTGTCTTGAACTCAAATGGAATGAGCCGGGTCACGCTTGAGCTGTCTTTAACTTCCCCAAGATATTCTGTACCCGGACGGCGCGTCACGCCGCCGTGTGGCTGCACAATCATGTTGGTAAGCTCTGACAGCCCCTCGCGGTACTTTTCAATCGTCACGCGCCCTTCTAGGCGCGGTGAGATTTCCCCTGCGGTGAATGTGCTAATCGCTGGTGCAGATCGCGCCATTTAGAACCTCGCTTCAATAAACTCGCTGGCCTCTAGTCGCTGTGGCGCACCTTCGGTTCCGTCTACAAATGTTGCCTGTTTCAGCTTATCAGAATACTCAGCAGCCATCATCTGCTTGACTGTGTTTGACCCTGTGATCGCATAGCTGATTTCAAACGCCAAAGACGCAGCCAAGACATCTATCAATGTGGCATCGTACTCTTGCGGGTCAGTCACCCGAGCAACATACTTAATCTTTACTGTGCCTTCATCAGACAGCAGCTTGCGACCTTCAATGACAAACACTGGGCCGCCTGTGTTACTAAACATATTATCCTGCGGATACGACAATGTGCCGTTGCTAAATTCTAGCACGCGCAAGCAATATGGATTTGTTGGGAGTGCGTATTGATTTGCATAACCGAATGCAGGCGCTTCTGTCTCTTTCGCCAGCTCGGCTCTGCGGATCAAACAATTCCAAGGATGCGCACGGAATACGCTATCGCGCACACTGTCGAAACGCTGATTGATCAATCGCGCTGGCTTACTGTTTTCGTCAAAACTTGAAATGTTATTCGCACCCAAGCTGTTCAGCGCGTAGTTCGCAATATCAACCGTACTGGTCATCAGCTATCTCCATGTAAAAGAAGGGGCGGCGAACCGCCCCAACTTATTTACTCTTCGCACAAGACTTCTACAACCTTTGCCTCTTCCATGCGTGTCGCACCTAGAGTTTGGCAGTAGTAGACCTGTGTTGCGTATGATTTGTCAGCACGCTCATCAATGCGAGCTGTAGGCTCTTTACCCATCGCAACTTTGATGCCGTCCTGCGCCCATGCAAAGCAGCGGCGGTCAGTAGAAGCATCAACACCAAGACGGTTTGTTACGATAAAGTTGAAGCCAACAAATGTGTTGATTTCACCCATCGCAAGCGCCTTGACTGTGTTGTAGTCGCTTGATGTTACTGTTGTGTTGTTCAACAAGTCAGTGACCTGCTTTGGAGACACAGCAATGTAACGTGGGATTGATGGATCAACATCACCAGCATCCAAGATTTCTTTTGCTTGGATAAGCTTTGCAAGCGTCAAACCAGATGTCGCTGCTGCGATCTGGTTATTAGTTGTGTCAAATGCTGTTGTTGTTGTGCCTTCTTTACCTGTAGACGCATCGCCCAACGCGGCTGTGATGATCACATCGTCCATCGCGCGACCCATCGCAGCGGCTGCTGCGCGTGAGTAAGTTGATGTCGGATCAACAAGCATGCGGATTTTGTCCTGATCGTCGATCAAGTCTGCATACTCATAGTCAGCCATTGTGACCATGCGGCGTGAGTGTGGAGTGTCGATCAATGGTGTGTCGCCGTGGCGGGTTGTGCGCACTTGCGCTGCCGCTGAACCAACCTGATCAAAGAAAGCTTTTTCGCCATTTACGCTTTCAACATCTACCGCGTTACGCAGCAGAGAACCCATTTGCTGTGA